TTATTTACGGCGTTTATCGCCGGTAAAGAATAATTCGATATCCTTCAGTGTGTGGATAATTCGCATAATGCCGATTGCCATAAGCACGGAGATAATCAGAATTAGCCATGAAAGAAATACGCTCATGCGGCCTCCAGATTGTAGGGTTCTATGTTTCCGCCTTTTTCAATGTCTAATAACAGGTTGTTTATTTCGATGGTGGCATCAATATCGTTAGCTGCCAATGCGGCCAGTGCCAACCCGTTCAGTCCTTGCATTAATGAATGCGTCTCCATTATGCGTATGAACTCGGGTAATTTTGCAATGCGGTGGCTGTAAGCCTTAATGATCTGATTGACGATTTCTTTGTAATTTCTGGTCATGGTTATTTTTCCTGTTGCTTAAAATACAATGGTACTTGTTAACTGTATTATCTGACGTTCAATAGCTTTTTTTATTTCAATGGCGTCTGCTTCGCTTTTTGCGATGATTTCAAGCTTTATGTTTTGCTTCAAAATCACATCTACTTCATTGAAAATCCTGACAACACAAGCAACATGTTCAGCGCTGAAAAAACCGTCATGGTGTTCAATATCTTTAATTTTGTATGTTTCCATGTTTTCATCTGTATCATTTAGCGTGAAAATTACGACCAGTCATTAACCGATCGACCGTTCTTAAGGCTTCAAAAAATGTGAAGTCCTGTCCGAAGTAATCATCTCCGCGAGTCAGGGTAAAATTAATTCTGCCAGTAACAGGGCTACGAAAACTTTTGTGAATAACGATGCCAGTGTCGCCAATCGCCCAGGTGTGCTTTCCGGTTTGTTTTATCTGATGACCGTCTGGTGTGGTATGGATTTCAGTGGTTGCGGTCGCACTATTTTTACGGAAGTGCTGGCGTGCAACGTGGCGTTCGGTGTTGTTATTGATGCGTGCATTTCGTTGTTGCTTCATTCTTCACTCGGTCCTTATGCGATGATTACAGTGATTCGTCTCTTGTTAGCTTAAAAATCACTTCAGCCATGACTTCGCTAATTACATCGATCCCCTGATCGGTAAGTGCTTCTTTCCAGGCCTTGCTTGCACGTGTTGGATCCAGTCTGCCTGATTGCTGTTGTATGATGATGAATCGTAAATCGCTGTATAAGTCTTTTGTTTGAGTGGAGTCAGTCATGTCAACACCTTCAAATCTTGATGTTTTTAATGAAACGTTTTCTTCATAGTTATGCTCGCTTCATTGTTTAGCTGTTGGCTATTGCGTCTTTTAACATAGCTATAAGGTTTACTTCTGGTTTTTCCATTTTGGCGCGTTTGGGGCGGATAATAATTCGACCGTCAGCCAACATCTTTTTGCATGTGTTAAGAGGAATGCCTGTTATCTCGGCGTATTTCTTCAGAGATACGTAAGGGGCATTAACGTTGATGTTTATTGTTATACCTTGCATCCCGTTAACCTCCTGAGCATGAAGATTGGTTTTGCTCTTTCTGGATAATCTCAAGGCCACGAAGGAAGATCATGCGTGCCATGTTAGAGGATGAGCGCTGTTCTTTAGTTGCCATTTCATCAATGACGGCTCGCTCTTCTGCTGACAATCGAAGTGCCAGTCGCGGTCCTGTAGCTGTGTTACGCGGAATCCGTGATCTGGTGTCGTGAACAACTTGTTTCATAGTGGTATATTGTGTTCATCTAATGGCTCATGAAAGTATTTTGGTATCAAAAAAGATACCTGTCAAGGTTTTTGTATGAAAAATGATATCGGCCAACGGTTGCGTGAGGAAAGGGAACGGCTGGGTCTTAGCCAAGTCGCTATGAGTGATATTGGTGGGGTTAAAAAGTTAACCCAACTTAGATATGAGAAAGGGGATAGCTTTCCTGATGCGGCGTACTTATCAGCGTTGTCGCGTTTTGGCCTTGATGTTCAGTATGTCGTGTTGGGAATTCATTCACCTGAAACTTATAACGATGATGAGCAGGAGTTGATCACACGTTTTCGGAGTGCCTCACTAGATGTGAAAAACGCGGTGATTGGTGCTTTGAAAGGTGCAGTCACTGAAAAGGAGAGTCAGTCATCAGGGGGAGGGTTAAATATCTCTGGCGGGAATAACCGCATCGCAGGCCGTGACTATAACGAAACAAAGGGTAAGTGATAGCAAGGAGGTGGCATGACGGTCAACTCAAACGGTTCAGATAATCGTATTGCTGGGCGAGATTACCAAGAAAAGAATATTCAGATAGGGCGATATGATGGCTCTCATACCGTCAATATCGCAATTCCTTCGAGCAATAACAGTGATCCACGCCCCTTACTTAAGGGGCAACGGAAGGCATTAAATAGATTAGTTGCTGCTATTGTAGATGCCAGCAATACCGAGGCGTTTATTATTTGGCAAAAATTGCATGCAGAGATTGGTGTAGACAGTATTGATGATATAACAATGAATCAATATAAGACCGCAGAGAGCTTTCTGTGTGCGATGCTTGAACGATGTAAAGATCATGATGCGCGTAAGGCGCTTGTAAGTATTTTACTTCGTAATAGTGAAGATGGAGTGCTTCGTCAAAAACTTATCCGCTATTGCCATATCAATTTCGGAACGGGTCGCTTAAACGATCTTACTCGTTCTCAGCTTCAGATGGCTCTTTCCTGGTTAGACCAACAATCAGTGGAAGGAGAAAAGAAATTAACTGCCAACAATTCTGCCGGTAGTCAATTACAGATGAATTTTCAGCAAATAATTAGAAAATACCCGAAAGAAACAGGAATGTGTTTCGTTGTTGGTGTTTTATTAGGCAGTGTTCTTTTCTGATAGATAGTTGTTGGAGAAAGATATTATGACAAAAGCTTGCTTTACCGACTTTAAAAGAAATGAAAAAGATAAATTAAGCGAGCTGACAAAGGTGGGAGGGGGCAACTAGTGATGTAAGAAATGGTGTGAATTACTTGTTATGGTCTTAAAGAAAAGTAAGTCTTTGTTCATGAGGAAGTCCAAAGAGGTAAATGAATTATGGTAACTAATCCGCAAATTCCATTAATTGGTTTATATGTATCTAAAGTTAATCCATCTAATCGTATAGTTGTTACTAATGTTCATATTGTCAAGGACGATGACGATGAGCCCGGAGATCTTCCTTTCTATTTGGTTACTTTTGTAAATGAGGGGGATGAGGATGATATGTCGGCTCCTTCTTGGGAGCTTGATCCCGATGAATGGGAGCAGTTAGTTGATGAAAAGCTCTTTATGCGGGTTGAGCAACCATCTTAATCACGAAAATTTTCTTTGGTGTGCACTTTTTAATATGTCTGTTCGTAAACTATCTACTGGTAAATGGCTCTGTGAATGCTATCCCTACGGAGCAGCAGGAAAACGCATTCGTAAGCAGTTTGCTACTAAAGGTGAGGCGCTCTCTTATGAGCGCCGTTTAATGAACGGTAATTTAGGGGGCGAGTTTCAGGATGGTTCTGGCCCCCGTCTTTCCGAGTTGGTTGCTCGCTGGTTTGAAATGTACGGTAAAACGTTGTCTTCCGGTGAAGAGCGCAAGGCTAAACTTGAGGCGATTTGTTCTAGGTTGGGTGATCCGTTTGCTTCTCAATTTGATAAAAATATGTTTGCCATCTACAGGGAGCGGCGGTTATCAGGTGAATGGAATCCAAAGGGGAAGAAAAAACTTAGTGAAGCAACCGTTAATCGCGAACAGTCATATTTACATGCTGTTTTTGCTGAACTGAAGCGCCTTGGGGAGTGGTCTGGTGAAAATCCATTGACAGGTATTCGCAAGTTTCGTGAGGAAGAAAAGGAACAGGCGTTTCTGTATGCAGATGAGATTGAACGCCTTCTGATTGCATGTGATGAGTCACGGAATAAAGATTTGGGTGTTGTCGTCCGTATTGGGCTTGCGACTGGTGCCAGGTGGAGTGAAGCAGAGGGATTAAAGCAATCTCAAATACTGCCTGGACGAATCACATTTGTTAAAACCAAAGGAAAGAAGAACCGCACTGTACCTATTTCACCTCAATTGCAGGCCATGCTTCCTAAAAAACGCGGGGCGCTTTTTTCACCATGTTATGAGGCTTTTGACGCCGCTATTAAGAGAGCAAAGATCGAACTTCCTGACGGACAATTAACTCATGTGCTACGTCATACGTTTGCCAGCCATTTTATGATGCGGGGAGGAAATATTCTTGTGTTGCAAAAAATACTGGGGCATAGCGATATAAAAATGACTATGCGTTATGCACACTTTGCGCCGGGTCATTTAGAGGCTGCTGTTGAACTGAATCCCTTTGACAATAGAGGGTAA